GAAAACTCTCCAGGGTCTGCGCTGTGCAGGCTGATGTGGAACGAGCCTGCCGTGGCCGAGTTCTGCAGGCCAGCAGCGTCCCCGATGTTCGCCCAATCAACGTTGAGAAACAGGAGGTCGAGGAGTGCCGCTTCGGCGGCGTTGGTCATGGACATGGTGGTTTCTCCTTAGGCGATGCCTTGGGCACGGCCGTCAGGGCCGCGGATGATGGTTCTGGGGGCGCGCATCTGCGCCAGCGCCTCGGTGAAGCCCTGCATGGCCATGGCCAGCGCGGCATTCGGGCTGGGCTCTTCCACGCCACCCTCGGCCATCTGCTCGGCCGGCGTCTGGACTTCCGGGCCCTGCTTGGCCTGGTGCGCGATCTGCGCCACCAGCACCTTGGTCTCGGCCTCCAGCGTGGCACGCCAGCGCTCCATCTCCAGCTTCTCGCGCTCCAGCACAGCCTTGTTGTCGGCCTCCAGCTGTTTGAGCTGCGCCTCCATCTCCAGGCGGGCCTGCTCGCGCACGGCGTCGCGCTCGTCGTTGGCCTGTTGCACCTGCAGCTCGGCTTGCTTTTGCGCTTGCTTGGCCTGCGCCTCCATCTGGATGCGCTGCATCTCGATTTGCTGCTCGGCCTGGAACTTCTGCGCGTCGGCCTGCTGGCGCATCTGCTCGAGCTGCATCGCGGCCTGGGCCTTGATCTGCTCAGGCGAGGGCGGCTGCGGCCGGGGCGGGGCCTTGGCGGGGTCTGAGAAGAACTTCTCGGCCGTCTTGAAGCCCAGCGCCTTCACCAGCTCCTGCTGGCTCTGGTAGACGTTCTCTGGCGTGGCGGTGCCCACTTGCAGGCCGAACTGCTGCTGCTGCAGCAGGGCCATCAGGTGCGCGACCTGCTGGTCCTTGTTGCCCGTCCCAAGACCGACATTGACCGAGACGTCAAACTGGTTGCGCCATTCGCGCGGGTCGATGTTGACCCACTGGCCGCGCAGGCGGATGACGTCTGCCTTGGTGCTGTACTGGCTCACCAGCTTGAGCATCATGCGGAACAGGTCGCGAAAGCCCTCGGCAAAGTTCCGGGCAATCAGGTCCAGCCGCATGTCGGCGCGGTTGGTGACGATGTTCACGCCCGTGGCCGTCTGGTTCAGCGAGTCGCCGTCCGCCCCTTGGTTGTAGCGCGTCCAGCCCGTGGAGTCCTCCAGGAAGCCCTGCATGGTCTCCATCATGGACATGCCGAGCTGAGAGTCCCCCATGCCCTGGTCCAGCCGCCCCGCGGCGCCGGGTTGCTTCACGCGCACCACGCCACCAGGCCGGGAGGCCAGCAGGTCGTCCAGGTTGACCTGGCCATCCACCGCGAAGTACCGGCCGTTGATCGACAGGTACATGTTGTCCAGCATCCCGCGCAGGATGTTGGTCTTGATCTTCTGCGCCTCCAGGGCAAGATCGGCCACGCTCAGGCCGAAGAACTTGTGCGGCATCGGCACGGGGGTGATGCTCACGAACGGCGCGCAGTCCACGATCTCGTTGTCGAGGATCTGGTTGCCCGCGCGCGTCACCTTGCGCAGCTCGCTGATGCCGTCGCCGTCGTAGTCGCAGCGCACGTAGCACTCGGTCACCCAGATGATGCGCTGGGAGTCGTCGGGCGTGCTGATGGTGTCGGCCTGCAGGTAGGCCAGCTCGTCGTCGTAGCCCAGGCGCTCGATGCGCTCCATGTTCAGCGCGGTGGACTGGTCGTCTCCCGTGATCTGGTCCACGTTCTTGTAGCCCATGGAGATCAGGTCGCTCTGCGTGCGGGCCACGCGGTGCGCCACAAAGCTGGCGTCGTCGATGGTCTTGGCCTTGCGCGAGATCAGGAACTCCTCGGGCGGCACGTTCTCCACCCGCACGCAGCCCTGGATCTTGGTGCGCTTGCACACCACGTCATAGGCCAGCACCGGCGGGGCGGCCTGGATCTGCGCCATCTGCTGCTGCAGCTGCATTACCGCCTGCTGCGCCTGCGGGTCGCCCGCCTGGGCGGCTTGGCCGGCCTGTTGGAGCTGCTGCTGCAGCTGCTGCAGGGCCTGCTCGCGCTGCTTGGCGTCTTGCTCGTCGGGGTAGCTCTTCTGCTCGATGACCTCGACCTCGTCATCGTCCATCAGCTCGGCGAGCTCCACCTGGTTAAGGTTGCGGTATTCCTCGCGCTTTTCCTCGCGGCGGTCATCCCACCAGACCTTGACGATGCCGTTTTTGCTCAGCAGCGCGTCCTTCATCCAGTTGTAGGTGATGAGCTCGCCGTTGTTGCGCACGTGGAAGCAGTGGTTCAGGTAGTCCGTGCACTGCTCGGCCTTGGGCTCATCGCCCGGCTTGGTCGGCTCAAACTCCACCACGCGCTCGCTGCCCGCAAACTTCACCATGAGCTGCGGCAGCATGCTCTCGATGGTGTTGCGCACGTCCGGGCTCACCACGGACGAGCGGCCTTCGATCTCCGGCGGCGTCAGGTCCAGCGTGGGCTTGGCCAGGTAGTAGCTCATCGCCTTCTGGCGCTGGGCGGCCAGCTTGCCGCTGTACCAGCCCACCGCCTGGCGCATCTCCTGGTCGGTGATCGACCGGAGCTCATCGTCAGACATGCGTGCCATAAAGGTCTCAGGCCACGTTGAAGCGTGGGTAGTTGATGGTGCCGCCCCAGGTGTCGTTGGTCATCTGGTCGGCGTTCAGGGCCAGGTAGCGCATGGCGTCCGCCCCGTGAGAAAACTCGTCGTGCACCGGGTTGCCGGGCTCGTTCGTGGTCGCGTTGATCTGCCGCCGGTAGCGCTTCAAGCACTCCACCAAGCGGGCGGTGCGGTCGCGGTGGAAGTACACGCGGCTGAAGATGTCGCGCACCCGCTTGATGCCCTGCTCCACGTCCATGTTGGGCGTGCGCTGCACGCTCCAGCCCAGGCCCTGCAGGATCTCGGCGTCTTGCTTGCCCGTCTGGTGGCGCTTGGCAAACCCGTCGTGAGGCAGGTAGTGCGTGCCCCAGTTGATGGGCTCCCCGTCCAGGCGCAGGGCTTTGAGCTCAGCCGAGTAGTCGGCCAACGTGCGCTGCGTGCCCTCGATGTAGTGCACGAGGCGGATCTCGCTGGACACCTTCTGCGCCAGGATGATCGACATCGAGTCGTTGAAGCCCAGGTCCCACACCGCGTGGGTCTTGAGCAGCGGGTCGTGCGGCACGTTGCCGATGCGCCCCGCGGCGTTGGCCATCTGGTCGAAGTAGATCGCCCCGTCCACCGCGGGCTTGCACTGGCCCTCCCAGATGTGGGCGTAGTCCTCGCGCCGCATCGTCGCCTCGGCGTGCTGGCGTTCAGCCTCCAGCACCGCAGGAAAACGCCCGTTGTCGGCGTGGTTCATCTCGATGGACACACAGCCCGGCGGCGGGCTGCTCACGAAGCGCCGGTAGGTCTCGTCGCTTTCCAGTTGCGGGTTGAAGCTGACCCAGATCTGCGAGCCGTTCTTGCGGATGGTCGGGATCAGGATGTCCCAGGACCGCCGGCTGATGGCCTGCGCTTCTTCACACCAGCAAACGTCGACCCCTTCGAAGCTCTTGAGGGACTCGGCCGTCTGGTCGCTCAGGCCGCTGAAGAAGAACTGCGAGCCGTTCTTGCCGCGGATCTCCGCTTGCAGCACCTCGTACTGGCTGCCCAGGCCGAGGGCCTCGATCTGGTCGCGCAGCAGCTGGTGCACCGACTGCTGGATGCTCTTCTGAATCTCGCGCGTGCACAGCACCCTCAGCGGACGCTGCGCCGCCATGATCAGCAGCGCGCGGGCAAAGCCCCAGCTCTTGCCGGAGCCCCGGCCGCCGCGCACCACCTTGTAGCGGTGCGGCTCGAACAGGAACTGCAGCTTCTGCGGGAACCAGGCCTCAACCAAAGGTCACCCGGATGCTGTGCTGGACCGCGCCGCCGTCCTCACCGGTCACCTGGATGGGCAGCACCTTGCCCACCAAGCCCAGGAACGGCGCCGGGTGGCTCTCGGCCACGCGGGCCAGGTAGTCCACCCCACCGGCGCGGTTGAGCGCTTCGGCCACCATCTCGCGGATGAGCGCGTTGCCCTTGTCCAGCGAGCCCTTGGGGCGGCCAGCGCCTGGTCGGGCGCCGCCTCGGTTTGAATTGTTTGATTGTTTTTCGGGTTCCATGTGGATTGTCCGAAGTTGTGGTGCTCTCGCCCGCCGCTATCCGCCGGAAGACTAGCGGGGCAAGTCCCACGTCGAGAGCTGCGGCTCATTTGCCGGTGACGCCGCTTGCCGTGCTTGGCAACTGCAGGCCAAAACGAAAAAGCCCGCCGACATCGCTGCCGCGGGCTTCACAAATTGCAGAGACACCTCTGCGGGACGAATTTCAGCACAGCTTCAAAGCGCGTTCAAGGCTTTAGTCTTTGCGCGTTTGGTTCGCTTGTTCTGGAGCTTTTCGGCCAGCGCTTTGATCTCGGCGTGGTCTTCTGGGTGAGCGTACAGCTCAAACCGGGTGAGTCCCAATCCTGCGCGCCGCTCACGCAAGGCGGCCACGCGGGCCGCGATTGTTTTGGCGGGCATGTCAGCCATTCACTCGACCCTGCAGATATTCCTGCAGGTGGCTGACCGTGTTGCGCCTGTCGAGCCAGACGCCCGTCTGCTTCACGCCGTTGGAGCGTGTCTCGATGATCAAAATTCCGCCGCCTTCGCGGTACGGGTGCACGATGGTGTTGGGCAGCTTGGCAATTTGCTGGAGAAGGTCTGATTGCATGGTGTTGCTCCTGGTGGCATCAGTTGTTCAGCGCGCTGCAGGCAGCGTTGATGCTGCCAACGTAGAAGCCAACCCAACCGGGCTTTGCCTGTGACTTTCCGTCAACCAGCAGAACCCAAAAAGCGCGGTCGCTGCGGTCGCTGCCGGTAGCCGAAACAGCCCAACGGGCGCCGCACTGTTCGGTGATGTAAGTGATGGTCATGTCGTTGCTCCGGTTGCGCTGTCGATGCGTGAACTGTATCAGCGTTTCCGGTAACGTGCAAGTGTTTTTTCACACCCGCTCCACAAACATCTGCACCGCATCCGCCACCAGCTCGGCGCGCTCGTCATCGTTCTCAGGCAGCCGGGCACTGCGCCACACGCTCACCCCTGTCGCTCTGTTGCGCGCCACCAAGTACAGGGCCGTGCGGTATGGGTCGGGGATGCCAGCCACCACCTGGCCGATGTGGCGGATGAGGGCGCCGCGTTCGTCGGTGTCCAGCGCGCCGTTGGCGTCGTCGTACTGCCTGGAGGCCCGCCAGCCGCGGGTGGATGGGCACTCCATGGGGAAGCCCTCCACGGGGCTCCAGCCGCGCTCGGCGCGCCACCACAGCACCAGCAGCTCCAGCGGGTCTATGTCAGCTGAACTTCGACCCATCCACCCACCTCGCCAGATTT